TCTATGTATTTGATTGTGGTAAATATGGTGGAACAATAGCAGATGCAACAAACGCAGTTGCCGCACTTGATACAAACTACGCAGCAACTTATTACCCTTGGGTAAAGATTGTTGATAGAAACACATCACTTCCAGTTTGGGTCCCACCTTCTTGTGTCTTACCTGGTGTAATCGCTTACACCGATAGAGTAGCACATGAATGGTTCGCACCAGCAGGTTTGAATCGTGGTGGACTAACAACGGTATTAGAAGCACAGACAAGATTGACTCATGACGAAAGAGATGATCTCTATGAAGAAAGAGTTAATCCAATCGCTTCATTCCCAGGTCAGGGTGTGGTAGTTTGGGGACAAAAAACACTCCAAGCAAGACCATCAGCACTTGATCGTGTGAATGTTCGTAGATTGTTAATCAAATTGAAGAAGTTTATCGCTTCTGCAAGTAGATACTTGGTATTTGAACAGAACACAACTGCAACAAGAAATCGTTTCTTGAACATTGTGAATCCGTTCTTAGAATCAGTACAATCTAATAGTGGTTTGTCAGCCTTTAAGGTAGTAATGGACGATAGTAATAATACTCCAGATGTTGTTGATAGAAATCAACTTGTTGGTCAGATATTTATCCAACCAACACGGACAGCTGAATTTATTGTATTGGACTTCGTTGTATTACCAACGGGAGCAGCATTCCCCGCGTAAGTTTAATCACATAGATTAATAAATGAAAAACCCCTCTTTTTTGAGGGGTTTTTTGTTGCCCGATATATTTATATATGATAGGGAAGTAAAACTTCTAAAAAACTATGAAAAATGAATATGATGATTTTTATAATTATTGATATTTATAGTAGAAGAAATTAAATTTATTGGAGATTAAAGATGCCAGAACTATTAGATCCTTCAGAAATAATGTTCACACCGTTTGAACCGAAAACTAAAAATCGGTACATCATGTACATTGAAGGTATACCAGCTTATCTTATTAAAACAGCGAATAGACCTACAATAGCTTTTGAAACTATTGAACTTGACCACATCAATGTTAAACGATATGTTAAAGGTAAGGGAGCATGGGAAGAATTAGAAATTACTTTATATGATCCAGTTGTTCCGAGTGGAGCACAGGCAGTTATGGAATGGGTAAGACTAGGACATGAATCTGTAACGGGCAGAGATGGATATACAGATTTTTATAAAAAAGATATAACAATTAATGTTTTGGGACCAGTAGGTGATAAGGTTGAAGAATGGACATTAAAAGGAACATGGATTGTTAACGCAACATTTGGTGATTTAGATTGGGCAAATACAACTGACCCAGTTGATGTAACCTTGACACTTAGATACGATTACGCAATACTACAATTCTAATAAAATTTTAATAAAAAAAGGAGTTAATTATGGCAGTCATAGCAGATAAAGCTTGGTGGAAATCAAAGACAATATGGACTTCAGTAGTTGCTGGAGTTGTTGGAGTATTACAAGCAGCAGGTGTTATAGAAGCAGTACCTGATGTAGTTTGGCAATTACTCGCAGCATTTGGTTTGTACGGAGTTCGTGACGCTGTTGGAAAAGCATAATTCAACAGTAAGTAATATTTAAACTGGGGATTTAATAATCCCCAGTTAGTTTTATAATTGGTTATATTGTATAGGTTACTATTCAATAAAAATTACAAAGGAGAAATAATATGGCAGAAGAAAAACGCCAGTTTCCTACTGAAGTAATAGATTTGCCTTCTAAAGGATATTTTTATCCAAAGGATAATCCGTTATCAAGTGGTCAGGTGGAAATTAAATATATGACGGCGAGAGAAGAAGATATTTTAACATCTTCCAATTTAATACAGAAAGGAATTGTGTTAGATAAACTATTGGAGGCACTTGTTGTTTCTGATATAAATATGGATGATGTTCTTATTGGTGATAAGAATGCAATTATGGTTGCATCCAGAGTTCTTGCATACGGTAAAGATTATCCAATAACATTTACAGATTCCAGTAGTGGCCGAAAAAGAGAAGAAACAGTAGATTTAACTAAACTTGATGATAAAAAGGTAGATTTTAACCAATTCACCAAAGAAGTTAATGAACATGAATTTGAGTTACCTGTTTCAAAAAGAAAACTTACTTTTAAGTTTTTAGCTCAATCTGATGAGAAAAAAATATCTTCAGAATTAAAGGCCATGAAGAAATTTACAAAAGAATCTGGTGTTGATCCTGAAATTACTACACGATTAAAAGCTTCTATTTTAGCATTAGATGGGGATCGTGATAGAAATACTATTAATAAATTTGTTGATAATGAATTTTTAGCAGTAGATTCCTTTGCATATAGAACACATCTTACGAAACTCACTCCCGATGTTGATTTAACCATTATGGTAGAACTTGATGACGGTGAAGTTGAGGAGGTAGCGGTCCCAGTGACTGCCACGTTTTTTTGGCCTCCATCCACGCGATAAACCACATATACACAATCAAATATTCATCCTAATATATAATTCAAAGGGTGGATTCACATTCAACGAAGTCTATAATTTACCTATATATCTAAGACGGTATTATCTAAAACGACTTCAAAAACAGTATGATGACGAGAATGCTGCCTATAAAAAGGCATCTAAACCTCCATCACATCCTAATATTAAAAAACCAAAACATAGCAGATAGTATTTTTTCTCTAATTTGATATTTATAATTGATAAGTAACATTCAGTTTTATACATTCGGAGAAAAACAAGATGCCAAGATACAAGATAAAAAATGAACAGGTTTTAACTGAGTTTATGGATAAATTTTGGAAAGCCATAGGTCAGAGAAAAGGTAAAAAGTTTGTTAAAGCTCTATGGAAAGATCCAGTAATGGTAGGGTTAGTCCGAGATGCTGAAAAGATTGCTGACAAAATTCTTGATAGAGCATTAGAAGATAATGAAGAATGGAAAAGTGACTTTGAAAGAAAATATCCTGATTACTTTAAATAATTCTAATAATCCAAAAACGGGATAGTGTAAATGGCCCAGAAAAAAAATCAAAAAAGAGAGCCTACTCGAAACAAAAAACAAGAACATTTAGATCGTGACTTACAACGGCTGTTGAAGGCAAACGAAAAACATTGGAATGATCTTCAAAAGTCCAATACTAAAAAATCTAAGGCGCTTAAAGATTGGATAGCCAGTAATGCGAAGTTGTGGGCAGATTTAAGTGCACAACAACAAGCAGATATATTGGCCGGAGGACTGGCTGCTACTGAGATGTGGAATACTGCAAATCAACGGGCATTAGATTATCAAAATATTCAAGCAGATTTACTCCGAGATTTGGAAGCCCAGTATAAATCAGGGTCGTTGATATTAGATAACCTTGGTGGTATGAGATCAAGGGCGGAAGACTATAATAAATATGTTAAAGAAGGTACTCGGTCTTCCAGAAAAAAATTATCAGTCATGGATAGTACTATTGATCGTTATAATCAAATATCAGCTAACGCGTTAATGATAGGAACTACAGAATTTCAAAGTCTTGATTTATCCCGAGATATTGCAAAGGCAAAAGCTGAAAATCTTCCAGGTGAAGTTGAGAGATTAAAAAACCTTCAAGCCCAGCAGGAAATTTATGCACGAATTCATAAACAAATTGACGAAACTGCTAAGTTAATAGAACAACCATTTACTTGGTTAGACGGTATGATAAAACAAATTCCTATAATTGGAAATTTATTATCATCTCTCATACCATTTGAATCTTGGGGAAAAGAACTTTCTGATTCATTTAGAGAAGGTGCATCGGAAGCGGCCGCAGATACTGTTACTGGAAAATCGGCAAAAGATAGAGCAGCTGACGCTGAGGCGGCAGGGAAGACAAAGGAAGAAACAGTAGGTAAAGCAGAGGCAGGGGGGGGTGAAGAATGGCAAGAGGAACATAAGGCCGTGACAGAAGATAATACAACTGCAGTAGCCGAAAATACAGAAGCAGTAAAGAGTAATGCTGATGATACAACAGATACTACAGAAGGTGGTAAATCAATATCAGACTTATGGAATTTATTTAGTAGTCCTCGTACTGCTTATGTTCATGTAACTAATTTTGGTGATATTGAAGCGGGTGATAAGTCTGAACGACAATCTGAACAGGGTACAATACTTGATGCAAGTGGTAATGTATCACCTCCAACTGATATACCTAAAACTGAAGTGGGTGGAGCTCCTGACGCTGCCGCCGAATGTGAATTAGCAGCTCAAGAGGAACAAAAAAGGGTAGATCTAGAAAATGCCGCAGAAGCAGTAGAAACGGACACAAATTTAGCTAAAGAATGTGAGAAAAGAGCAGCAGAAAATGCCGCAGAGAACGGAGATGATGACCCACCAGATAAGTCAAAACCAGAAGACGAAACAAAACAATTGAGTCTAAAAGAAAAACTTACGCAGAAAATGAAAGAGGGAATGAAAAAAGTTGGGGAAATATGGAAAAAAATACCAATGGCAGGTAAGGCCTTACTGGGTATTCTAGGAGTTG